ATCGCGATCAGCGCCGCAGTGCCGGATCTCGCGCTCTCCTTCCGCTGGGCGGTCCGAAACCGCGCCCTGGTCGACGGCATCCGCGCGGACGCCGGTGATCGCCCGGTCGTACTCGTGCACGGCGGCCGCGCGCCGATGGGCCGGGCGGACGGGTTCGGCAAGGAGCTCCTGCCCGAGAAGCGGGCTATCGACCGCGTTCTGGCCGAGCTGGGCGACTGCTTTCGCGTGCGAGTCGGCCACGGGGAGAAGCTCTACGGACTCGAGGTCGATGTCGACCTGAACGGCAGCACCTCGGTATCGGACCTGATGGACCTCGGCTGGAGCTGCGACGGGGCGCTCGGACAGTGCAGCTTCATGATCCCGCTCTGCGAGGCGTTCGACAAGCCGTTCCTGGCCGTCTGGGCGGCCGCGGGGATGGAGGCGCACAGGCATCCGTACATCAAGGCGATCACGCCGGCGAAGGTGCTCAGCAAGACGACATCGATCGCGGTGATCGACACGTGGCAACCAGAGAGGATCAGGGAGGTGGTAAATGAGTTTCGGTCGATGGTTGGGCGCGCTGCGTCGGCGCGCGGCGCCGGCACCGGAGTTCGAATCGATCAAGCTCATGCTGCTTGAGCCTGACGGCGCCAGGTGAGGTTCGTCACATTCGAGGAGGCCGCGGCGCGGCTGCGCGGCAAATCCGTAGCGGTCGTCGGCAGTGCGCCGTCCTGCCTGGACAACGCGCCCGGCTTTGTGGACGGCCACGACATTGTGGTGCGAGTGAATAACTACAAGCTCGGGCCGGCGCAGGGCCAGCGCACCGACGTGCATTACTCGTTTTATGGGAGCTCGATTCGCAAGACCGCGGCCGAGCTCGATCGCGACGGCGTGAAGTTCTGCATGTGCAAGTGTCCGAATGCCAAGCCGCTCGAATCCGAATGGCACGAGCGCATGGGAAAACAGGTCGGCATCGACTTTCGCTACATCTACCGGGATCGGGCGGCCTGGTGGTTCTGCGATACCTACGTGCCCACGGTCGAGCGATTCCTCGAATCGTTCAACCTGCTTGGCCGGCATATCCCATCGACGGGGTTCGCAGCCATTCTGGACGTGCTGGCCTGCGGGTCGGCGAGCGTCTACCTGACCGGCTTCGATTTCTTTCGTTCCGGGCTGCACAACGTCGACGAACGCTGGCGGCCGGGCGACCCCGCCGATCCCATCGGGCACCGGCCGGAGCTCGAGGCGGCCTGGCTCGCTGGCGCCGCCCGCCGGCATCTCATCATGTTCGACGCGAAGCTGAGCGAGATCCTGACAATTGCGAGGGCGGCATGAACCCGCTGCGGTCACTGGTCGAGGAACTGGACGAGTGCGAGCGCGATCACCTCGCGTTCCTGCTGAAGTATTCGGCCGGCGACCTGGACGAATGTTCCGCGCTCGCCAAGGTGGGCCGTGCCAAACTGCTCAAGCTCATCGCCAAGCACGGGCTGCAGCTCAAGAAGGCTCATGCCGCTCCGGCGAAGCAGCGCGCGGCCGCGGCGGGCAGACCCCGGCTCGCCAAGGCCGACAGGATCAAGAGCGCCTGCGCTCGTGCAGCTCTGTGCATGAACGAGATTCACGCCAGGATAGGCGGCAGCTATGGCTCGCTGGGCGTGTACATCGCGCGCATGAAAGCGCGCGGCGAACTGATCGCGAGCGGGCAAAAAGGCCATTTCCGATATCGGGCGGCGGCGTGCCATATCAGCAGCGGGCAGATTGTTGGCGGTGTGCAGGCATGAGCTCGTTGTTTCTATACCGCGGCGAATGGTATCCGGACTACCTGAAGCGCGGCAACGCTATGCAGTTCATCGCGCCGACCGCGGCATACTTCTGTCAGGGGCGCGGCCTGGACATCGGCGCCGGCCGCTGGCCGCTGCCGGGCGCGGTGCCGATCGAGTTGCAGGACGGAAAGGACGGCAACGGGCTGCCCCAGGGCGAGTGGGATTACATCTTCAGCAGCCACTGCCTGGAGCACCTGGTCGACCCGGTGGCGGCGCTGGAGCACTGGAAGACGCGGCTGCGCCCGGGCGGGACGCTGTTCCTGTACTTGCCGCATCCGCAGATGCGTTACTGGCGCCCGCAGCACTGCAGGAAGCACCTGCATCTTTTCTGGCCCGCCGATGTGGCCGAGTTGCTGCGCGACCTGGGCTTCGACGTGATCCATGGCGAGCGCGATCTCGCGTGGAGCTTCGCGGCGGTGGGCTTCAAGCGGTGAAGCGCAAGATTCTGGTCATGGGCCTGCCCGGGGCTGGCAAGACGACCCTTGCGATGGCGCTTGCGCCGCTGCTTGGCGCGGTGCATTTCAATGCTGACGACGTGCGGCGCAATGTATGCCGTGATCTGGGTTTTTCGCCGGAAGACCGCGTGGAGCAGGCGCACAGAATGGGCTGGCTGTGCGATAAGGTGACGGCGGCCGGCGGCTACGCCATCGCGGACTTTATCTGCCCGACGCCGGAGACGCGCCGGGCCTTCTTCGGAAGCCAACCGAGTGTCGCCGGGATCATCGTGTTCGTCGACCGGATCGCCGCCGGGCGGTTCGACGATACCAACAAGCTCTTCGTCGGGCCGAAAACGTGCGATGTGCGGGTGCTTGCGCGCGGCACGCCCGAGTACTGGGCCGAGCAGGTATGGACTCTGGTGCGCCGGCGATAAGCGCGAGCCTGCGCGGGCGGATCATCGCGCTGTACGGTGCGAAGCTGCTGCGCAAAAGCGCCATGAACATCCGCGGCGGCGCCGGAGTGTTCGAGCGCGTAATGGCGGGGAAAGGCTATCGCACGGCGCTCGAGATCGGCACCTATCGCGGCGTGTCGGCCGCCGAGATGGCGCGCTACTGCGAGCGCGTCATCACGGTCGACCTGCGCTACGGAAGGCTGGAGCGCAGCGGCGATAGTTTCGATCGCGTCGCCTTTTGGCACTCGCTCGGCATCGAAAACGTGGATCTCGCGCTCGTCGACGACGACGAGGAGAAACGCGCGCTGATCGACGGCCTGGAGTTCGATTTCGCCTTCGTCGACGGTGCGCACGACGCGACTGTGCGGAACGACTTCGAGCTGGTGAAGCGCTGCGGGCACGTGCTCTTTCACGACTACGACTCCAGGGGGCAGCCGGAGATGGATTACGTGTTCGATTTCGTGAATAGCCTGCCGAAAGCGCAGGTGCAGGTGCTCGACATTTTCGCCCTGTGGACGGCGCCGTGTGGGTAAACCATGCGCTGCAGCTCGGGTTCGTGCACATTCCGCGCACTGGCGGCACTACGGTCAAGTGGCTGATCGGCGGCTTCGAGCGGGTCACGGTGAAGCATCACGCCACTCTTGGAGAAGTGGCCGAGCCGGAGCGCTTTCGCGGCTACCGCCTCTTCGCGATCGTGCGCGACCCCTACTCGCGGATCGCGAGCGCCTACCATCGGGCCTGCGCGCGCCAGAGGGGCGAAGCGGCGATGCGCGCGGCGCGGCATCACATCAGCTCGTGCGCCGTGTACCTGAGATTCCTGGCGGATAACGGCGCTATTCGGCCGCAGGTGGACTACCTCGATCACCCGAGCCTCAAGCCGAGAGTTTTCCGCTTTGAGGAGACGAGCCCGGTGCAGGTCGCGCGTGCAATGAACGGGGCTGAGGACTACCGGGAGATCAAGACGAGTGATTACGGAGACTACGCCCGCGCCGATTGGCTGGATGCCGAGGCGGTGGCGCTGGTGAACGAGCTTTGCCGGCGCGATTTCATAGAACTGGGGTATTCGTTGCTGAGCTGGGAACAATTGCGTCATGGATAGTCTGATCAAGCATTTCGACGCCGTCGAGGACGCCGACCTGATGCTGTGCCTCGCGCGCGGCCTCGCGTACCAGAAGGACCCGAGCGCCGGCCGCGTCCAGTACGACGAGGCATACTACGAAAAGGTGTGGTCCTACGAGCGCACGGACATCGCCCGTGCGGTCAACATCGGCCGCTGCGAGCTCATCGGGCGCCACATCAAGAAGGCGGCCAGCATCCTCGACATTGGCTCCGGCTCCGGCGCGTTTCTTCGGGCCGCGCTCAATGCGAACTTCCAGGCGTGCGGCTTCGAGGTCATGCCGGAGGCCGTGGATCGGCTGCGCGCGATCGGCCGCTACGAGGAGAGGCCGGGCCGCTTCGACGCCGTGACGTTCTGGGACTCGATCGAGCACATGGAGGACCCGGAGATCATCTTCCGCAAGATCATGAAGGGGGCGCATGTCTTCGCTTCAATCCCGGTGTTCCGCGACCTGACGCGCATCCGCGAGTCGAAGCATTATCGTCCTGGCGAGCACTTGTACTACTGGACACCGGCGGGCTTTATCGCCTGGATGGGCGCGCATGGATTCCGGTTCCTGGAGGAGAGCGACCACGAGGTGAGGGCCGGCCGCGAGCAGATCGGCGCGTTCGCCTTCGCGAAGGATCTGCCGGATTATCATGACCACGTAGCGGCCTACCAGGAGATCCACTCGACGCGCCACTACGGGAGCTCCTCGACGGAGCTGCATCTCGCGGCGGTCACCGAGGTGGTGCGTCGGCGTGCTCCTGCCTCGATCATCGATTACGGCTGCGGTCGATCCGATCTGGCCGCGCACTTCTGGCTCGACGGCGCGCGGCAGATCATGCGCTATGATCCAGCTATCCCGGGCTTCGCGACGCAGCCCACGGGCCCATTCGACCTGGCGCTCTGCTGCGACGTGATGGAGCACATCCCGGTGGCGAGCGTCGATCGCATCCTCGCAGAGGTTTCCAGCCTCGCGCCGGTCGCGCTCTTTACGATCAGCACCAAGCCGGCGCGCGCGAAGCTGCCGGACGGGCGGAACGCTCACGTGACGCTGCTCACGCGCTCGGAATGGACGCGCTGGGTTGGCGACTATTTCGGCGCGGTCGAGGAGATCCCGACGAAATGGGAGCACGAAGTCATGCTCCTGGCGGGTGCGAAGGCGGAGGCTGCGATCGTGGCACCCATCGCGCCGTGCGAGTGCGGCGGCGAGGCGCAACTCGAGGTATTCGATCACCCGCGGCGCGATCGCGAGTTCTTCATGCGCTGCCGCTCGTGCCAAGGGATGGGGCCATCCGCGCCCAGCATGGACGCAGCGCGCGCGCTCTGGACCGGCCAGGTGACGCCGGCGGATGAGGGCGTCGTCGCGGTGGGCGGTGCGCGATGAGCTTCTGGTGCTGGATCACTATCGAACAGAAATCGGTCACCCAGGACCCGACGTATGGCACCGAGGTTGTCACCTGGGTGCCGCTGGATCCCGAGCCCGGCAGCCCGAGCGTGGCGATCCACTTCCGGGCCGAGGCGCAGGATGTGCTCCCCAGCCGCTCGGAGTCGGTGCGCCAAGGCCTGGAGCTCGCACGCAACCAGACGCGCATCCGCATGCGCTGGCGCGGCGATGTGACCTCCGACATGCGGGTGACGCTGCACCGCGATACCGATGTGGTCTATCAGATCGTCGGCGGGCCCGCCGAGATCGGCGGGCGCAAGAGACGCATCGAGATGGTCCTCGAACGATATTCGTCCTAGGAGAACGCCCCCATGTTCGGACTGAGGTTCACTCATACGTTCGCCGAGCTCGAAGTCTCGGCCGCCGCCTACGACGAGATCGCCGCGAAACTGCGCGCGGCCGGCTACGACCATGCCTTCGTCAACGGCGCGATCGACATGCACGGCATCGGCTTGACGCGCGGGCCCGAGCCGGTCGCACCTAGGCACCGGCCGATCTCCGGCAAGGCACCCGGGGCGATCTCGTGAGCGAGGTACACGTCAAGGGCCTCGCGGAACTGCAGAAGTTGCTCGACGAGTTGCCGGCCAAGATCGAGAAAAACATCATGCGCGGCGCACTGCGCGCGGGCGCGAACGTCGTAAAGGCGCAGGCCCAGGCCAACATCCATTCGGTGTCCGGCGAACTTGCCCGCAGCCTGCGTGTGAGCACGAACGCCAAGGGCGGCAAGGTGATCGCGAAGGTCGTGGCCGGCAAGGGCTTTGGTGCGAAAGGCACGCCACCAAAGAATCTACCGCTGTGGGTCGAGTACGGGACCAAGGCGCATTTGATTTCCGTGAAAGACAAGCCCTCACGCATGACGCGGCGCGGCCTAAAAGACTTTGCCATCAGGACTATCAACAAGATGATTGCGCGCGGGAGTCTAGTTATCGGCGGCAATCTAGTCGGGCCGATGGTCAAGCACCCTGGCGCAGCGCCGAATCCCTTCATGCGGCCCGCGCTCGACACTCAGGCGCAGGCGGCGGTCATCGCGGCGGGCGAATACATAAAAGCCCGCCTCGCGACGCAACATGGGCTGGATACCGCGGACGTCATGCTCGAAGGGGACGAGTGATGTCGGGTGTCGCCGTGATCCGCCACCTGCTGGCGAATAATGCGCCGTTGATCGCGGAAGTCGCGGCGGCAAGGATCATGGCGGGCGAGCTGCCGCTCAATATCGCGCTGCCGGCAATCTCGATCAGCCAAGTGAGCGGCGTGCCACGCAACACCGTGAGCATGACGGGCTCGAAGATGCACCGCGACCGCGTCCAGGTCACCGTGCAGACCAAGACCTACCCGACCAAAAAAACGATCCTCGCGCTCGTGCTCGCCGCGTGCCCGAACCAGTACGGGACGATCAACAGCGTGAGCGTGCTCGACATCCTGCCCGACACCGAGGGTCCAGACCTCGACGATGCCGAGGCTCGGATCTATACGCAGAGCCGCGATTTTATCGTGAGGTGGCGCGGCTAGTGTCCTTGCACCGAGCAGTAAGCCGGGCCGCCGCAAGCGGCCTTTTTTATGACCCCCGTCAAGCGTTCCATTGCGGGATTTTTCAAAGGAAGTGCCATGAAGATCGAAAGCTATAGGATGGAAAAAGGGCGCTTGGCTGTCTCGGCGCTGAGGAATGCACAGCTCTACGTGATGCTGTGGCTGTTCGCGCTGGCATCGCTCCTCTGGTCGCTGGAGATCCGGCGCCTGGTGGGCGTTGCGCATCGCGCGGGCTGGACGGTGCGTTTCGTGGCGAGCTTCCCGGGCGATACGCTCGACGAGGCCGCGGGCATGGCGATCCATCGCGACCAACTGATCCTGCTGCGCACCGCCGGAATGACGCGGCGCAAGCTCGCCTCGGTGCTGCGCCACGAGCTCGAGCACGCCGCCGGCGCCGCGTTTGCGCGCGCGCCGCGCTGGCTGCGCTGCCTCGGCAGTTGGGGCACAGCCGCGGGGCTGGTGTCGCTCGCCTTCGAAACGGTCGCGGGCTCGACCCTGCATTGCTCCACGACCGCTCCGGTGACCTATGACATTACCGGGTACAGCGACACCGATATCACCTGGACCGCCCTTGGCGAGATCACGGACCTCGGGCAGGGCTATGGCCGGACCTACAACATCGTGACGCATGCGCCGATCGATACCGCGCAAGTGATCGAAAAGAAGGGCGGCTACAAGCTCGGCACGGTGGAGCTGCTGATGGCGTGGGACCAGTCCGACGCCGGTCAGGATCTGCTGCGCACCGCCTCGGCCGACAACAGCATCCTCACCTTCAAGCTCACCAAGCAGGGCGGTGATATCCGCTACTTCACCGCGCAGGTGTCGAAATTCGTGGAGAACTTCGGCACGGTGGACAACGTGGTCGTGGGCGCCGTGACGCTGCTGTTGCAAAAGAACGTGGTGCACAGCCCGGCGTAAATCGCGCCGATTAGAGCACCGGCCCGGCTCGTGTCTTCCCTTCGCGGGGAAGCGCGGGCTGGGTACGGGGCCGATTGATCTTTCCCCCGCGAAAGGATAGTACCCATGGGCATCAGGAAATATGCAGTGGAACAGACCGGCGTGCTGGAGCTCCTGGACGCCAACGATGAGAAGATGGTGGGTGACGACGGCAAGCCAATGACCATCACGCTGTACGGCCCCGGCTCGAAGCAGTACGCGCGCGCCCAGGCGGCGCAACAGAACCGCATGGTCGACAAGCTGAAAAAAAAGGGCAAGACCGAGCAGACCGCGGAGCAGAAGACCGCGGAAACCGCCGAGTTCCTGGCGACGTGCACCAAGGAATTCAGCCCCAACATCGGCACCGACTATCCGGGCCTGGAGGGCAGGGATCTCTTCGTCGCCGTCTACTCCGACCGGGAGATCGGCTTCGTGGCCGAACAGGTGAATAAATTTCTGGGTGACTGGGGAAATTTTACGAAGGGCTCTACGAAGAGCTGAGCCTGTATGTCCGGCACGCCGCCTGGCTGAATGCCGTGCCGGACGCCGGGGACAAGAAGATATCCGGTGATGCCCGCAAGTCGCGCCTCGAGACGCTGCGCGATGCCTGGGTCAAGGCGGAAAAAGGCAGGCACAGCGACGACTATGCGCCCGACATGCCGCCCATCGATGCGCGCTATCTGATCGATTACCTGTACGAGGTCGGGCCGACCGTCGGCGGGCCGATGGGCGAATGCCCGTTGACGCACGCGGAGCTGCGCGCCTGGCAGGACAACGTCGGGATCGAATTGCAGCCCTGGGAGGCGCGCTTCCTGCGGCGGCTTTCGATCGAGTACCTGACGCAGGCACAGGCCGCGACCAAGCCGCAGTGCCCGCCCCCCTACGGGCTGCTGGCGAGCCGGGCGAGGGTGGCGCAAAAGATTGATGAAGTGTTCGGTTGACAAGGTCTGGAGAAGCAAATGATCGCTGGAACCCTCGAAATCCAGCTGATGGCGGACATGGCGCGGCTCGCCCCGGACATCCACAGCGCCAAGCGCGTCATCGGGGATGGCATGTCCGCGGCGTGGGAAAAAGCGAAGGAGGCGTTTGACAAATTCAAGGAGTGGATGAAAACGCAGCTGGTGATCTGGGGTGCCGCGGCCGCCATAGGCATTTCGGCCGCGGTGCTGGGCGTCGTGTATGCCGTCTTCAAGGCGATTTCGTTCGGGATCGGGCTCCTGACCGGTGAGAGCTACAAAAGCACCAACATCGACGCTCTGGTGGCGATGAACAAGGAAGTGAAGACGCTGCAGGAGAATCTGCCGCTCACGGCTGTTGGCGCCTCGGCGCTCAACGAGGCGCTGAAGGCGCAGGGCACGAGCGCCTCGGAGTACGCGCAAACGCTGGGCAAGGTCGCCTCGGCGGCCCGCGCGAACGGGGAAGAGCTCGGTCGCCTGGGCGTGCAATACAAGGATCAAAACGGCAACCTGCTATCCACACAGGAAACGCTGGAGAATGCCGCGGTCGTGCTCGCTACGTATACCGAAGGCTGGGATCGCGAGCAGGCCGCCGCGGCGATGGCCATGGGGAGCGAAAAGCAGATCCAGGCGGCGCTCGCCGTCACCGCGGAAAAAGTCCAGATCGCGAAGGAACGGCTGATCGACTACGGGCTCGTCATCGGCCCGGGAACACAGCAACAAGTGGCACGCTACGAAGAGGCGATGCGCGCGTTCCAACGTGAGTCCGATCTCACCGCGCAGGGATTCAAGCGCGCCATCGCCGACAACATCATGCCGGTGCTCACCGATTTTGCCGAGTTTTTCCGTGATGGTTTTCCGACCGTGGTCATGGCCTTCCGCTATTCAATGGCCACGCTCACGTCGCTCTTCTACGGACTCCGGACCGCCGTGTATATCGTGGCAGAAGCCATTGTGGGCAGCCTTAGTGCCGTCGGCTCGGTCCTGGGCGGGCTCGGGAAGGGACTCTGGAAAGCGATGCAGGGCGATTTCAAGGGCGCCACGGCCGAGTTGGTGCGCGGCTGGGAAGAGGCGAAGATGCGCCTCGGTCAGATCGGAGACAACATCGTCGAGCAGGCGCGCCATAACCGTGACGCGATGCTGCAGGCCTGGGGTGCGGATAGCCTGGGCGACCTGGGCGCCGACGCTACCGCTAAGGCGGGCAAGGTGTGGACGCCGCCGCCGAAGGAAGTCGATGATTCGGCCTATCGGAGCCTGCTCAAGACGCTCAAGGAAAAGCTCGTGGTCGATCAGGAGCTGACCGAGGTCAGCCGATTGCAACTCGCCCTGGACGCCCTGGGCGCGAAACAGCGTGCGACCATCACGGCCGCGCGCGAGGCGGAATTGCGGGTCCTGGCCCAACGCGTCGATCTGCTGAAGCAGGAGCAGAAATACAGGGATATCGCGAAGCCGATCGTGGAGCGAACGGCCCAGCTCCAGGCCGAATACCTCGGCCAGGAAAAGCTCAGCGAGTCCCAGCAGCTCGCGCTGAAACTCATGGTCGCTCTGCGCGAGGGCACGCTGAAGCTGAGCGATGCCGCCAAGATCAAGCTGGTCGTGGCGCTGGAGGAAATGCTTGCGGCCGACAAGCAGCTTAAGCAACGTCAGGCACAGCTTGCGGCTGACAAGTCCTATTACGAATTCCTGCAAGCGCAGACCGCCCGGCGCGAGCAAGCCGACGCCGTGCTTTCCGACTTTGTCATAACGCAGGCGAAGCTTCTGGAGAATCTGCGGGCTGAGATCGAGCTCGCCGGAATCGATTCGCAGCTCGCCGGCGCCGGGCTGCTTGAGAAGGAAGACGAGCTGCGGCTCGCCAGCCAGGTGAACCTGCAGCGCGAAACCGCGATCGCGCTGCGCCGCCTGGAGAACGAATTCCAGATTGCGTCGGTGCAGCTGGAAGGCCAGGCGTACGAGACGGCCGTCAAGAAATACGACTTGATGCGCGAGGCGCTTCCCGCGCTGCTTGCCGAGCGCGAGGCACTCAAGTTGAACCAGGCGCTGAGCAAAAACTCGATCGACGAGTTCAACACGCTGTGGAGCACGGTCGAGAGCACCGGCAAGCAGGTGTTTCTGAACCTCTTCGCCGATGGCAAGAGCGCCTTCGAGGGCATCGGCAAGGCGCTCAAGGCCTCGGTAATCGATCTGCTGTACCAGCTCACCGCGCGCAAGTGGATCATCCAGATCGGCACCGGCGTCGCCGGGTCGCTGGGCATCGGCACGGCAGCGCAAGCGGCCGGCGGTGCTATGGGCGGCGGCATGATGAGCGGCCTGGGGAGCTGGGCGGGCGCCGGCCTTTCCGCGCTGGGCGGCTCGATTGCGAGCGGAATCCTGCCCGGCGCGCTCAGCATCGGCGAGGCGCTCGGTGGCCTATGGGCCACGGGCACGGCAGCATCTGGCTTTGCTGGCGGCGGAATGGCGGGGCTCGGTGCCGGCATGTCGGCGGCACTCGGTGCGATGGGGCCGGTCGGCTGGGCGGCGCTCGCCAGTGGCGCGCTGCTCGGTGCCAACGCGCTCGGCCTCTTCGGTGATGACGGTCCTTCGAATCCTGCACCACAGATCGGTCTCTTCGGTCCGGGCGAGCTGCAGGACTATCAGGCGGCGGCAGAATATAACGACAAGTTCAAATTCGGCGGCGGGTTCTACGGCGCGGACGCGCTCCAGAAACTGGATGCGGCCAACGCGATACTGAACGATCCAACGAAGTACAACCAAGATGTTCTCGCAACGCTAACGCGCTCGGCCGGCGGCATGATGCTCACCGGCGAACAGGGTGAGACGACGGCCCAGATGATCGCCCGCATGGTTCAGTACCTGGAGCCGGCGCGCGTCGCGGCCGAGCAGGAACTGAAAGCGATAGCGGAGCTGGACCAGCAGCGGCGCGGCTTGGAAATCAAATTAATGGAGGCCCAGGGCGACGCCGCGGGCGCCCTGGCCGCGCAGCGCGAAGACGAATTAAACGCGATGGATGCGGCGCTCCGCCCCTTGCAGGAACTCATCAACGCGACCGAGGATTGGGTCGAAAAGCTCAGCGCCGCTCAGAGCGCGGCGCTGGATGCCGTGTCGGCCCTGCTGCAAGCATCGGAGGCTGCAGCGAATACCGCTCGGCAGACCGCGGCCCGCTTCCGCGAGCTCGGCGCCTCGCTCCTGGAAACCATTCGGGAACTGCGCGGTGGCGATCTATCGACGCTGAACCCGCTCGCCAAGCTCGGCGAGTCGCGTGCCAACCTCGATGCCGTGTTTCAGCGGGCGCTATCCGGTGACGCCGCGGCGCTCAGTGCACTGCCGAGTATGGCCACGGACTTTTTGCAGGCGAGTCGCGATTACAACGCCTCTTCGGAAGCCTATGCGCAGGACTTCCAGCGCGTCATGACGCTGCTGGATCAGGCCAACCAGGCGAGCGTCGCAACGGCCGGGCGCGCCGATTATCAGACGACGCTGCTCGACATCCAGACCGCGATTCTGACTCAGATCCGCGACGAGCTCCAGAAGCCCGATCCAAACACGGCGTTCATCGCTGAGCAGACCGCGCTGCTGGGCGGGTTGCAGGGGCTCATCGCCGACCAGACGAGCCAGGGCTCGAGTGCGCAGGACGCCATCCGCGACATTCTCGCGCTTAACACCGGTGTCACGGAGCAGACGCTCAACGCGCTGCTCGATGGGAGTGTGCGGGATAGCGGCGGCTTCGGAGGCCTGATCGCCAAAGGGGCCGAGACCATCAGCCTGCTGCAGCGCCTTGTGAACTTGAACGAGCAGCAGCTCGCCGCGGCGAAACAGGCGCAGATCGAACAGGAGCGACAACAGCAGGTCGCGCAGCTCAGCGCAGCGTACGACACTGCGAAGGCAGCCTCCGATGCGGCCCGTGCTGTGCGCGATGCCGCGGTCACGAATCTGGGCGCCGAGCAGACCGCGGGATTCACGAACGAGGACATCACTCAAGGGCGTGCCGGCGGGTATGACTACTACACCTACTGGGTCGGCCAGGAAGCCC